ATTTGGCCACGTTCACCGATGTAGAAGATCGTCCCAGCGGCGGAGGGTTTGTCGCAGCCAAAGTGCAGCTGGTTAAAGGGCGAGTTATCTACCCCCTCGTAGTCAATATAGAACCCTGCATTTGAGCCGGAGTCACTACCATCGAGGTCTTCTACAAAACGCATGAACTTGGCGTCTTCATTTATACCTGAGTAGGCGAGAGTAAGATGTGTCCCAGCAGGATAAACGTCATAGTCCCAGATCGTGACACCCATCCGGAAGTCAGCGGGGCCATCAACATTCATTGACTTGTCAAACTGTGCGGCCTCCCAGACACGCAGCACTGAATAAAGGTCTGTAGGGCCTGTGACCTCTAGCGTCGATCCTAACTGTGTAGCGCCACCAACATTCAACGTCTGATCCAAGACCGTCGTCCCGTTAACAACGGCATTACCAGTGATTGTTGTGGATACCCCATCAATTATTGTGTCGTAGGCTGGATCACCAACGATAAACCCATCAGGTTCAATAGTGACAGGGTCGCCTTGTACTGTAGGAAACTCAGAGGTCTGCAATGTGTAGGCTGGCCCAATGTATCGAGCGACACCCACAGTAAGTCGCAGCTCATCTATCCATCCATCGAATTGAGCACGGAAGCCCGAGGTTGTATCTGTTAGCCCTATGTAGGGGAACGCGGGGTACGAGTCATAGACAGAGCCAGAAACCGAGTGCGTCCCAATGCGCGTGCCATCTACATACAGATGTATGTTGTTGCCCTCACGAACTGCTGCCACGGCATACCATCTATCTATGGCAAAGGGGAATGCTGTCCGGCATACATTATCAACCGTTAGTCCGTCAGTGGAATACGAGAACTCCAATGCGTTGCTGTCATCCAGCCTAAAATACCAGCATCTCTCCTGCGAGGCATTCCAGAAGTGGGAGATAATCGTGAAGCCGCCATCTGGCGAAGAACTAGGTAACGACGCCAGACGGACCCACGCCTCGATGGTGAAATCCTTATCGAGAAGCTCCATTCCGACGTAATCATTTATCCGAACATAATCAGAGTATGCTGGTGCGCCAGTATTATCTAGCAGTATCGAGGAACCACCGAACTTAGACTGTGCAGTGTCTATCTGCGCACCGTTAGTAGGTACCAGTGTATGCGCGTTGTCGTCGTCCGAACTAAAGTTAGCAGTCGAGCCATCAGTTCCGTTGAGCTTCGTATACAGACCTACGTTGCTCCAATAAGGGTCCTCAGTCGGATCGAATCCGGGGTCCCCTGAATTGAAAGTCAAAAGCTCAACAGAAGCTCCGGCGCTGTTCTGCCAGTCGATACTAGCATCGGTGTCAAGCCTGACATCCAAACCAATGATGTTAATATCAGGTTCAACAGGCGTGTATGTAGGGCCGTCTCCGGGTGGTGGATGGTCGCCCGGAACGGTGTAGCTTGACTTAGTATCTAGTCCGTACTGATAGCCGTCTTTTGAAAGCCGGATTTCATCCATCCGACGATTTGAACCTGTACCGTACCCAACCATCCCTAGGAAGGGTGTTGTCCCAGTGGACGGTCGAACAGTAACAGCTTCTTCAGGGTCGTATGAAGGCCACCCACCAATACCCCCTACTTGGGCGAGGTCTATAGAACCTATAACACTACCATTCCAACCAATCCAGAGGGTGTTGCCAATTCGCTCCGCCACAGCGTGATAGAAAGCATCATACGGATCACCAACAATAGGGAATCGCCCTTGAAAATCGTTCGTGACTCCGGTGCCAATCTGAGTAACGGCGAGACGAAACTCTAGGTAAAAGACGTCGGAGGTCTTGTAATAGGTAAAGGCCCAAACTATACCTACGCCACCGCCGGAATCGTTATATTCCAGAAAGTCATAGCCGCCAACATCATTCGCAATGTTCGACGATGAAGGCCAGTAAATTTTTGTCTCAAGAGTAAAATCACCCGAACCAAGATCATGTGCAGCAACAAGTCCAGCAGGTTGTCCTCCATCAGCAACGAGGCACCGCCACAAACCACCACTGCCTTCGTTCGCGTAGTTGTCTTGTACTGTAGCAGGTGCAATGGCGGTAAGGTTCGCACTGAGAGCCTGCTCTATATGAGAAGTCGCACCATTTGACTCAGTAAAGTTCGCCTGAAGATAAACCTCTGGCGATGAAGGAACGATGGCACCAGCTGTTATATTCAGGTCAGTATTGTCGTGGCAGAAGTCTACATAATTATCCCCGCCGTCAAATCGTATGCACGCATCGAACGTGGCGAGTCCACCAACATTGAGTACTGAGTTAAGGTTTGTAGTACCTGTAACACTAAGCCCGCCGATGTTAGTGAGCGTAGCGTCATTAAGTGTGTAGCCAGCACCGTCGATGTTACTCAGCCACGGAGTCTGGAAGGAACTCCCACCTGTCCCACCTGTGCCACCTGTGCCACCTGTGCCTACAGTACCGTCGCTGTTAATAAGGCCGAGTTCTACCAACTCCTCAAAACGCACAAACGACTTCATGTAGTTATTGTCGCGGCGTTCATGGGTAATTATCGACGCACGTATCTGCTCCACCGAATTTTGTAGAGAAGCAAGGGATAATTCGGCAGGGGGGATATTAGGGTAGAATCTATTCGGTTTAGTTGTAAGCGCCATTAGATTCCAGCCAGCTGTTTCGGAGTCTCCGCGATCTGTAACGAGTACACCGTAGTATTGCCAATCATTTCAATCTGCCACAGATCACTCTTAAATCCTGTAGGCAAACGAAAGATGTCTTCACTCGATATGGTACGGTCAAACACAGTCTTCCTTTCGCCATTCTGGTAGTCTACATGAACCAAAAATCTGACCGTATTCTCTGTAGCACTCAGTTGAGCTATAGGGTATACCAAGCTACCACCTAGGGGTTGGCGTATCTCAGCGTCGGACCATCCAGCTACAAGTCCGGTGTTCCAAGCCGGAGAACCGCCTAACACTTGTCCGTTAATAGTATTCAGGCGTGCCAAACTACCCGGCTGGGATGCGATAGCTGTCATCAGTGCGGTGTTGTATGGGAGATACTTAGCACGTATTTCATACCCAAATGTTACATCACCTGTTATGAACTGTAATCGAGCCGCACCGAAGTTAACTGGTTTCGGGGTTTGGTACATCTTGCTTTGCCAGCGCCACGGCATACGTTGGGCAGTGCGCTCACTATCCCACTCCCAAATGCGGTCTTTGGAAAGAAGAAATACGTTACCAGTATATCGGTCAGTCTCAATACCTTCGATCTCATTGAAGCCGGTCAATGGTACAAAGCGAGCAGTAGGTTCTTTTGGGTCAAGTACAAACCCAGTACTAGGACCGTTGAAAGCGATGTACTGCACGCCTAGTTGTGAGGCGTACAACTGGTCAGGGAGCCAGTCTGCCCATTCTTCTTTTGTAAACAGGTCTTCCGTAATAACTCGAACGCCACTGCTGTTAGCAAGGACAAGCCCATTGATCGACGGATAAAGTACGCCAGCTGTCGTACTAACTAGACCTCTACGAGATAGGCACGGTTCAACAGCATCGACCTTCTGGGTCGTAAATGACGCTGGACTAACACCTTGACCAAAGTACGGTTGGGATTCAGTACCAATCACCAATGTACCACCAACAACACCAAGACCTACAATATCGAACTCGGTAGATAGTTCATATTCGGCGGGCCATGCGTGCGGGCGATAAGGCTCACTAAACAGTAGTCGCCGACCAGCCCAACCTACAAGGTAGCCGTTCGGCATAACGACGAAGCCTTCCATTTCGGGTATCGGAGGTGCCCATGTCGTTGATTCTAGTAGGGGGTTAGACGCTACTGTATCGTTTGATTCATTATCTGTATAAGATGTAGTACCGTAGTTAACCTCACCGACATAAAAGAAGCTAGTCGAAGCATTACCCGGAACGGTGCGATAGATTTTAACTACTGCCTGACCTTGGTCGCCTTGAAATGCACGGCTCGTCGCACCGCTAATTGTGGAAGCCATGTTAGAAATCTGCCACGGGATACCCCCATCACCTGTTACAAGGGTAGGTGGTGACGGCTGACTCTCCTCACCGAACTCTGATACGAAAGTATAGACGTAAGCTCGCGTCTCATCGCTTTCACCATCGCCGGGTGGGGGAGTTACAGTAGGGCCAGTAGCAGGACCCGGCACACCAAGTAAGTACGGGCCATTAACCTGACCCGCCTTAATGTTGGCGGAGGAGTTCATCTGGGGTAGAGTCCCAACACCTGTCCAGAAATACCTATCCCATACATCGTTCACAAGTGGGGATCGAATAACGTCAACATCACGTGTGTCAAATATAAGGTATGAGTCAGTGGGGGTATCCGGAATCCTAAACGCTCGACGGACAGGCGATACTGCTCCGGCAGAGAAATCTGCCTCCTCTACCAGTATACGGTATCCCCGTAATTCACCTTGGAGCAGTTTCGTATTAGATAGTTCTGACGCTGCCATTGGGGGTAGCAGGCGTTGAGATACTCTAGGAATGGCTCCTTGGAATCCTTCAAGTTTTATGCCTGCCATACGCCACCTCCGTTAATCTAGCTGGATGGCCGTCATAGTTTTTGCTGCAACGTACAGCGAGGTGCTTCTCCAATCAACTGCACCGTTAATATTGGCTGTGGCGGCTGTAATAACAAACGTAGCACTCTGAGGGACGTTTCCGTCCGGCCAGTTAATACTCTGCGAATTTGTGGTGGCAAGTTGTGTACCTTGCCCTACTGATGCGCCATCACCTACACGAACTGCACCCAACGTAGCCGTACCCGTTCCGGCGTCTCTTGTAATACCGTAAACGCTTACTAGGTATTTCTTACCTACAGTTAATCCTGTAATTGAAGAAGTACCAGTGAAACTCGGTATTGCGCCTCCTGCTAACTGAGAACTAGCTGCGAAGGTTGCCGGGGTAAGGTACCTGTCAGTGTCGGTACCTGCGTCTACCTCTGCCTGAGTCGCTTTCTCCGCTAGACCGGCACGGGTATCAGTAGCGGTACGTGCAGCGAGCGTAGCTGGCGTAACTGCTTTGTCGGTAACAGTAGGCGTATCTAGCGTAACCTCTGCCGACGTCGCTAGTTGAAGCGTTCCATTAACTGTTTCTGAAGCAGCTGTATCAACAAATTTCTTAGGGGTGACAAAACGAAGATCATCAAGTCCTGCGTCCATTTCTGCTTGAGTTGCGATCTCTGCAATACCAAGAGAAGTTTCAGTGGCCTGAACCACTGACGGATCAGTAGAGACAACAATTTCTGCACCGCCAGCTGTGGCCCTGCTAACACCATCTGTCGGAACTAAAATCTCATTCGTCGATGTACCAGTTAAGCCACGCAAGGGTACTCCAACGATCTCGCCAGCTGTCACTTTAGTGCCAGTACCAGACAACACAGCATCAATGATGTCATTGTTGTTCATGTCTAGGTTACCGGCCATCGTGCCGCCTAGAGTCTGTAGAAGCGCATCTAATACCGTCTTGACCAGACGCAGCTCTACACGAGTCTCTGTCGCATTGAACGCTTGTGCTGTCGTACCATCAATGCCCCGCCCGCCAGCATCAACCGTAAAAGTGCCAGCACCATCATTGGCGCTGCACCTGACAATCTCGATGTCTCCCGCCGGGTCTTCAAGGGTAATATAGATGACGTCTCCACCTGTAGGCTGTGGGAACGTACTCGAATCAGCTACTTGAATAACACCCGAACCAGCAGTAATGCTAACAGACAGGGTAGAACTACAGTTGTTTGCAAAAAGAATCGCCATGTCTTACTTCCTCCACCCAACGGGGTACGACCATGCTTGGGCGTCATTATAGCCTTGCTTAGCCTGTGCATTATAGTACCCAATCCGTCGCCTGAAATTATGCCGCATCTGTCCGGCTACCATCGGGGCGGAGTAGGGTTTGTTCGGGTGCGCGTACATACGGGCAAGGAAGCCCTCACGCAGCGCATCATAGTATTTGGTGCTGATCTGACGCGGGAACGTAACTGCGTCGATCTTAGGTGTCAGCGCCACATGAACTTCAAGTGCGCCGGGTTTTGCTACTTCCAGCTGGGGATACAGTTTGAACTCGTCGGGGTTCGACGTCATGTAGAACCCAACTGGTAAGTTGGTGGCAGTGGTATCCACGCGGTCAGGCTTAGCTGCATAACTAGCCAGTCCGTTACCTTCAAAACTTACATGTAGAATGGCAATGACATCTGAATTGGCGTCAAGGTCATTTGAGTCCTGAAGCCAGATCGCCGTGTCACCGCTAGGGGCGTCAATCGTCAGGACAGACCGCCATGCAAAAGACCTCTCGAAAAACTCCCGAAAGGTCAGTCTGAGTTCCCTCTCCGCGACAGCCCGAACCACACCGGGTAGTTCTGGGATCGTGTCTTGAAGCAGGGTGTCCAGTGATTCTGTGTACTCGGTAGCCATTACAGTCCTATTGCTCCATTACGGAACTGTTGTAGGAGAAGTGCAGCTCTGCCGTCCACAGTGTACTCGTCATCGGTGACTTCTGCCAGCGCGACAACGTATTCCACCATCCTGTTGTAGAACCACATTTCCCACGGCCACGTATCAGTCCAAGCAACCTGTCCGGCACCGGGAGCCGACTCAACAATCTCGGGGACTTCGAGGGAGTTGGCGTTATATGCCGTGTACGTGAGGTCTGGCCTGATCTTCGACAGATCGTGAAGACCACGGTTCAGCATGTTAAGGAGGGTTGAATCAAGATACCGTTGTTGGTCGGTATCCGTGTCCTGAAGAAGCTCACGAGCTTCGTATACGAGTGTCTGGTATGTCTTAGCCATCGGACCCTCCGGTTAAGGGGAGGACCCCAGCCCACCATAATGATGAGACTGGGGTCCAGATCAGC